CGGCAACGCCAACAACTTCACGACCAGCGGCATCTCGGTGACGAGCGGCGTGACGTTCGACCAGATGCTCGACACGCCGACGCTGAACTATTGCACTGGAAACCCTTTAAGCCGTCATACGACCAACACTTACAACTTCACAAATGGCAATTTGGAAGTTGAGATGTTTGATTCGTCCAACGTGCAAATCCAAACACGTATGTCAATGGGAGTGTCTTCTGGAAAATGGTATTGGGAAGCAACGCTGGTTAGTTATTCAATCTACCAGCCAAGCCTTGGTGTTGCCGCAGACAATATATTAAACGGAAACTATGTTGGTGGAACTGCGTTGCAGTGGGGCGTGTACGGCCCCAATGGTGACAAATATAACAACGGTGTATTTACAGCCTATGGAAGCGCCGCCACCACCAACGACGTTGTTCAAATTGCTTTGGACATGGACAACGGAAAAATCTGGTGGGGCAAGAACGGAACGTGGTTTGCTTCGGGCAATCCTGCTTCTGGAACAAACGCAGCTTTTACCAATCTGGCTGGAAACACAGTTTTGCCAGCTATGGGTGTGGGCGGCACGACAAACGCGGGCGGCAAGTACGCCTTCAACTTCGGCCAGCGCGCCTTCGCCTACACGCCGCCCACCGGCTTCAAAGCGTTGAACACCGCCAACCTCCCGACGCCCTCCATCAAGAAGGGCAGCCTCTACATGGACGCGACCCTTCGCACGGGCACGGGTGCGACGGCTTCGGTGTCCTCTCTTTCCTTTGCGCCGGATCTGGTGTGGATCAAGAGCCGCAGCGCGGCCACGGATCACGGCCTCTACGACGCGGTGCGTGGCGTCCAGAAGCAGCTTGAAAGCAACACCACGACCGGTGAGACGACAGAGACCACCGGCCTCACAGCATTCAACAGCAACGGCTACACGGTCGGTGCGTTGGCCCAGCTAAACACCAGCGCCGCCACCTATGTGGACTGGGCTTGGAAGGAAGGCGTCACGCCGGGCTTCGATATCGTGACGTATACCGGAAACGGAACTAACCGCACGATCTCCCATGCGCTTGGTGCTGTACCCAAGTTCATGGTCGTCAAGAGGCTAGACACCGGAAATGGGTGGGTCTCTTACCACGCAAGCCAAAACGCCAGTCCCGCAACAGGATATATGTATCTAAATTCGTCGGCCGGTTTTGCTGCTGCGAGCACCATGTGGAACAACACCGCGCCAACAAGTTCTGTGTTTTCTGTCGGCACAAACAGCGAGACGAACGGCAATACTTTTTCGTTTGTCGCCTACCTCTGGTCCGAGATCGAAGGCTTCTCCAAGTTCGGCAGTTACACCGGCAACGGCTCGACGGATGGGCCGTTCGTGTGGTGCGGGTTCCGGCCTCGGCTTATAATGATCAAGCGAACGGACACGACAAACGATTGGGAAATAGTCGATACCGCCCGAGGAGCGTACAACGTCAACACGGCAGTTCTCGCCGCAAACTCTTCCTCTGCGGAATCTGCGTTCACTTCTGGTTATGAACTCGACATTATTTCAAACGGCTTCAAGCTGCGTTCGACTGGTGTAGTTCATAACGCCAGCGGCGGAACCTACATCTTCGCCGCATTCGCCGAAAACCCCTTTAAATATTCGAGGGCCCGATGATTCCCATCTTGTACGCAGTGTGGTGCGGCATCTGCTGGCGCCTTCGCGGCGGGGCCCTCAACCAGATCGTCAGCATGCTGGGTGGCCACGTGGGCACGGGCATCACGCGCATCGTCACCAGCTTCCTCATCGTGGCTCCCCTCGCCTACCTCCAGTGGAAGCTGGCGGTGCTGTGGCCCTTCGTTTTTGCGGCGATGACCCTCCCCTACTTCGACAAGTCCATGGGCCTCACGGAGAAGGGAAGGGACCACTTCTACCTTGCCCTCTGGGGGGTGGCAGTGGCGGCAATCTCCCTCGCGCCCCTCGCGTGGCACAACCCGTGGGTCCTCCTCAATGCCCTCGGGGGCACCCTCTTCATGGTGGCCTATTGGGTCAACAAGCCCCTCGGGGGCAAGTGGACCGAGAGGGCGGAGTGCTGCGTGGGCTTCCTCCTCGGCATCCTCCTGTGGGTATCCGTCCATGGATGAGCATACCAAGACCCTCGTGGATACCGCCAGCGTCGCCACGGTGCTAGGTACCCTCGCGGGTATTCTTCCGGCCATCGCCGCCCTTTTCACCATCGTGTGGACCTGCATCCGCATCTATGAGTCCCGCACCGTACAGGACTTCCTCAAGAGGCGCAAAGGTGGCTGACGGCATCGCATCTCCCCGCCTCATCTCCGTAGGTGCCAAGGCTGGCATCAACCGCGAACTCACGAAGTATGCGGGTGAAGGCGGCTGGTACGACGGCGACAAGGTGCGCTTCCGCTTCGGTCAGCCCGAGAAGATCGGCGGGTGGCAGAACATCAACGGCGTGGGGGATAGCGTTACCGTCCCCGGCGTGGGCCGCTCCCTCTTCACGTGGGTCAACCTTGCGGGCACCACCTACCTTGCGGTGGGCACCAACTCCCACCTCATGGTGTGGGACGGCGGCAAGTACTACGACATCACCCCCGTCGATACCTCCGTGTCGGCCTCCGACATCATCAGCACTTCGGCGGGCTCCACCCTCATCACGGTCTCCGTGTCGGCCCACGGTCACTCCACGGGCGACTACTTCTACTTCACCTCCGTGGCAACCACGGTGGGCGGCAACGTCTACCCCGTCTCGGCTCCCCTTGGGGGTTTCCCCATCACGGTGGTGGACGCCAACTCCTTCACCATCAACACGGGCGTCACGGCAGCGGCCACTTCGGCTTCGGGCGGGGGCCTCGCAACCGGCTTCTTCCTCCACCCCTCCGGTTTCGCCAGCAACGCTCCCAACTTCGGGTGGGGCGCCGGTGTGTGGAGCGGTGGCCAAGGTTGGGGCACTCCCGCCTCCTCCGCCTTCGTGGCCCCGCTGCGCTACTGGAGCATGGACAACTGGGGCGAGGACCTCGTTGCCAGCCCCCGCAACAACGGCATCTACTATTGGGATTCCTCCCAAGGTACCGCGAAGAGGGCCTATCAGGTTACCGCGTCGCCCTCCCAGAATACCCAGATCCTCGTCAGCCCAGAGGATCGCCATCTCATTACCTTCGGGTGCCCCGATGCCCTCACGTCGGTGGTGAACCCCCTCTACATCAGGTGGTGCAGCCAAGAGAACATCAACGACTGGACGGCCAGCGCCACCAACACGGCGGGCGACAAGGTCCTCTCGGGCGCCTCCAAGATCGTGGCGGCACGCCGCACCCGTGGGCAGATCCTCATCTGGACCGACGAGAACCTCTACAGCATGCAGCAGGTTGGTCCCCCGTATACCTTCGGGTTCCAATTGATTGGTACCAACTGCGGCGTGCTGGGCCAGAACGCCATGGTGGAGGTGGGCGGGCGCACCTTCTGGATGGCCGATGAACGCTTCATGGTCTACGATGGGGCCGCCGCCCAACCCCTCAAGTGCGACGTGCTGCGCTACGTCTTCGAGGCTCTGGATCGTACCCAGCTTGACAAGATCACCTGTGGGAGCAACACCTCCTACAACGAGGTCATCTGGTTCTACCCCACCACCTCCGGCGAGGTCGATAGCTACGTCATCTTCAACTACATGGAGGGGACGTGGAGCATCGGCACGATGGTGCGCACGGCGTGGATCGACCAAGGGATTGCCACCTACCCCATCGCGGCGGGCGTCGCCTCCAGCGCCACCAAATTGTACTACCACGAGTACGGCAACGATGCCGATGGGCAGGCCCTAGCCTCCTTCATCGAGAGCAACCTCTTTGACCTCGATGCGGGTCAGGAACTCATCTTCATGGATCGCATCATCCCCGACTTCTCGGATCGCAACGGGGACACGCTGCCGGGCAACATCGAGATCACCCTGCATACCCTCAAGTATCCCAACACGCCGGTGTCGCAGGAGATCACGAAGGGGCCCTTCACGGTGTCGGCGCAGACCCAGAAGATTGATATGCGCATACGGGGCCGTCATGCATACTACCGCATCGAGGGTGACGGAGTCAACACTTCGTGGCGCTTGGGTGCCATGCGCTTCCGCATCGCCACGGACGGCCAGCGATGAAGCCCCTGCTTCCCCTTCCCCCTCAATCCCTCCTCCCAGATGCCCAGCGCTCATGGGGCGAGCTGGTGCGCGTCCTCAACCTCTACCACGGGCAGGTGGTGACGGGCCCCGCAGTGACAGGCTACGCAGTTTCTGGTACAATACCCACCAGCGCCACCATCGACCTTGGTAACATAACCGTTACTGCGGTGGCCAACACATTGGTGAAGCTCCTCAGCGACCTGCAGGACAAAGGTTTGGTAAAGGTGGACCAGACATGAGCGAAGATTACGGGGCCCTGCCTCAACCTGACTACACCTATCGAGGGCTTCGCTACTCGAAACCCGCAACCACTGTCCGCGTGTACGATGAGAAGTTGGG